TTATCTAACTCGTTTTCTATATCCCCTAAAGAATTTGAGGCTTTTGATAAATCTATATACTCATCTTCTGTTATATCGTCACTTTCTAAAAGTAAATTTAAATTATCTTTTTTAAAGTTTTCAGGGATTGGGGGTCCTCCGCCTTCAGCTCCTCCCCCTCCTGGCGGTGGTGGTGGTGCCCCTCCTGGCGGTGGTGGTGCTCCTGCTCCTCCTTCGGCTGGTGCCGCTCCCGCGGTTTGGGTGCTACCTGTTTGTACTTTATACAATTTGTCCACAGTATCAAAGAAACCTGTGTGTGTTATGATGGTTGGGGTATTTGCTAATTCAGCGGCCACCGCTCTTTCTAATCTTATTTGTTGTAATTCCATTTTAATTTCTTCATCTGAGAATCCAAAAATATGTTTCTTAGCCCAAGTTGCCGATGTTGGTTGTAATGAGTTAGGTATTTCTGTAACCATATCTTTATATAACAAAACTTTTTCTTTCCAAACCTCAACCATTAATAAATCAGCTTGTTTAGATGGGTTGGTTAAACCTAATGTAAAGTTTTGTAATTCATCTTCAAATCCTAAAAGGAATAAATGTATAATTGCAATTTTATTTAATTCAGCAATAACACTTTTTTGTATTTTGTGTATTGTTCTTGCAAATCTAATATCAAGTAATGAAAGATTTTTTCCATCACCAACAGGTTCCTCAAAACCTAAATAAGCTTTAGGTATTCTTAATGTGGTTAAAAGTTTCTTTTGTATATATTCAATATCGGCAATTTCCGATAAGTTAGCGGCCCCTGCCAATGTTTCAATTGGCATTGTTTGTGTTGCATCTCTTACAGGTATAAAGTAATCTTGGTCAACTGCCATCTGATTAAATCTTAAATCTACGTTACCAGTTTTAGAATCAACAATTTGATCTCTTTTAAATTTGTTTGCAACTCTTTGTACGTAAGCTTCAACATCCTTATCATCCATGTTACCAACATAAACCTTAAACACACGTCTTTCAGGTGCTCTTGATGTTCTATATATTAACATCGCGTCTTCAGCAAGCACCAACTGTTTCCATATACGTCTGGCCTTTTCTAACATAGAAGTACCATAAGGTAATTTTCTATCATCTCCTAGTAATCTAAAATGAGCTATCTCCCAAGTGTTGAATTCCATGTCTTTGTTTTTCCATACAAACCTTAGATTTTTTTCTTTCATAGATGGAGTTGTATTTGTAGATCTTGTCTCCATACCACGCTCTAATCTTTCGATTTCAATATTTGGTAATTGCATACAACTTACAACTCCTTTTTCAGGATCAAGTTTTAGATATACAAAATTATCACCATACTTACACATGTTTCTTACCCACATTTGTAAGTTTGTGTTTATATCTAAATTATTATTAAATAAATCAACTAAAATACTTTTTATTCTTTTTGATTCAGAATAAACTTGTAAAATATAACCATCATGATTTGATGTTGTAGATTCTTCTGCATATATATCTAAAGCTGTAGATATTTCAGGAGTATATTCCATTGATTCATAATCATAAAAAGCCGATATTCTATTTGGTTCATAATAAACCGCCTGACTATATAAATTATTCTCAATTTTTTTCCAATTGTCATTTAAAAATAAAGTTTGTTGTATCTCTAATTTTTCTTTTTCAAATTGGGACTTATCTGTTGTTTTTAAAATTTCTTTTTTATCAAATTTATAAACAGGATCATCCATCCCCAATAAAGAATTGGGTCCAAATGTTTTGGATAACCTTTGCCAAACCGTTAAATCTTTTTTATTTTCTTCCATATGTAAAATTTAACTTATATTTTTTTAATATAAAGTTTATTGTGATATATTATAATTATATTACATTAGACTAATTTTGTTGTTGTTGTGGTTGTTATGAAATCAATGGTGTTATACTGACTTTTTTTTCTAAAAGTAGGCTCTATTATTTTAACCGAATATATTCCTTCACCATTAACAATCAAGTTTGATCCCCCAATTATTTTTCCACTTTTTTTTCTCCTTATACTACCCATAGCTATAAATATTATTACTTACCAAATAACCAATTATATTTTATATAATCATCTTTAGTTGCCGAATTAATCTCCTTACCTAAATAATCTCTTTTAATATTTAAATTAGGTAACACAGGATTAAAATGTACTTCTTTAGCAACAGAATCATTTGACGCCACAGTCCATGATTCTAACATGACTTTTGCCTGTTGTACTACTTTTTCTAATTTTGTAAATGAAAATTCCCCAACATATATTGCCATTGATATTCCCATTATTAAATCATCATGTTGTCCTTTTTGATGGTCAGGTCTTCCGTTAATATAAACAAATGTATTCATTTCATTATATAACCTAACACTTCTTATTTTAAACTTATGTCTTACCGCCTCCTCAAATGCGGCAATAATTTGTACTCTTTTATTATTAAAGTTTAAACCAGGAATTTTATCCGCCATTTTTGTTGTGTTAGACCAAATACTTGTAGTATCGACTCCATCAACATACAAGTTTTTATAACCTAATTCTTGTAATTTCCTTACTGTAGTTATACCCATACCGCCAGTTATGTCAACAACAACAAAAGCCGAATACATTATTGCCCATTTGTATGCAATTTCCGCCAAAGCGTCTGGAGGTATTTTTCCTACGTATTCAAAAACCTGTTCTCTATCGTCAAAATCAATTATTTGTATCGAACTAAAATCTTCGCTGTCACCTCTTGAAACATCAATGCCCATTATATACCTGTGACCTTGTATAGGATCTTTCCATACCCATAATGAGTTACCCATTAATTTTCCACTAGGATCACACAATGTATTATTTTTTATTTCTTCTAATTGTTTGTTATCAAAAACATTATCACCCGAACCTAAAAATTCACAATTTAACTCTTGGTTAATTTTTCTTTTGTCGTACTTTAATTTTTTTACCATTTTTTCATACCATGTTGAGCATGGTTTGTAACCATCTTTAAAGTAATTTGAAATTTCTTCATAATTTCTTTCGTATGGATCAAGATGTGCAAATGATATATGTTTAGATTCATCTTGTTCATCTTTATTTAAAAGGTAATGTACTAAATCGTCAGTAGGCACCAAAAATAAATCTTTTGCATATCTTGGGTCTCTCCACCAATACATTTCAGATATTTTAAAATTATTGATCCCTTTAACCGCCTGATTATATACATCATAATATATTGGATCATATCCATTTGGTGTTGATACAACTATAACTTTACCACCTGTAGAAAGTGATGCCATACAAGCCGCCCAAAAATCACTATCAGCCTCAATAAATGCCGCCTCATCAAATACAAGTATTGTCGGCGTAAAACCACGAAGTGCATCTTTTGATGTTGCAACCGCCTTTACCTCACTACCGTTTGTTAACTTGTAATGTTTTTGTGAGTTCTTATCCACAGAAAATCCAGCACCAACCCATGAAGGCCACTGATCAACAAAAGTTCTTATTTTGTTTGCCATCTCCATTGAGGTATCAAGTTTATTGGCAATTATAAGAATTTTTTCAGGTTGATTTTTTTTAGCAAAGACTAGTCTTTTTGAAACCCATGCGGCGGTAACTGTTGATACTCCGGCCTGTCTATATTTTAAAGCAATATTTTCTTCATAATCCTCATAATCTTTTAACAATGAAACCTGATCTGGAAATAATTGTAAAGGGACATATTTAGAAACTGTATTATCATATGTTTGTAGATATGTCTTTAAAGCGTATTCAGTATCTTTCATACACCTAACATACTCCAACATGATTTGTTCTTTTGTTAAACTCATAAAGTATTTTATTATAAATACATTCTCAATTTTTATTTATAAAAAAACCCACCTTTTAGGTGGGTTAATTAAATTTAATAAGTGTAATTGTCGTCTTCATAATCATATTCGTCATCATCATCACTTCTAAGTCTATCATATTCTTTTTTTGCTTTTTGATACAACTCTCTAAATTCTTTTACCGCCTTTAAATTGTCTTCTTTTTTATTTGAAACTACATTAGCGATTATTTGTTTTAAAAATCTTTCAGCCGGAACCTCATACAGGGCTTTCTCAAAGAACGGCATATAAACACGACCAGAAGGGTCTAAAACTAATTCATCAGGTAACATTGTTCTTATTTTTCTTGCTAATTCAGCACCAACTCTAAAATTCATTGGTTCATTCTCCATAGTATCTGTCTGTGAAATAACTTGTCTTGCCATTTCAGGATCCATATTCCTCCACTGTTCTCTTGTTGTAACCATACTAAACGCCTTATCAACTTCATGTAAAAGTATTGGAAAAATTAACCCGTTAGCAAACCAAGTATCTTTTTCTTCCGATTCACCATCATTATTATCATCTTCATCGTCATCATCTGGTTCAGGGGCCTTGGCCTTACCTGCGGAACCCGCAGCATTACCACCCAACATCTCAATTAACTGTTGATTTGTAAAATACATCAAATCGTTTGCCCCCATTATTTTATTATATAGTGGATATAGTGATGGGTCAATTGCATCTAATCTATTTTTATATGCTTGATAGCCATATTGACCTCTTTTTGCCTTACCCATAACATAAGCATTGATAATGTTTCTTTTTTCAATCTCAAGTTGTTTTTGCTCTTCAGGTGTTAACTCATCAATATCAAATGAAAAATTTGCCGGTATTGGTAATTTTTTATTTTCTTTTGCTTTAATTTGAAAAATAGACGGGTCTATTGATTGTTCACCTAAAAACGTTAACAAATTAAAAAATTCAAATTCAAATATTGTTCCTCCATCACGAGATTTTCTTTTTTTAATATACCCTTCTCTTAATGCTTGTTCCATTGTCATATCATGAGGCATCCACCCTTCTTCTTTTGCGCCAATCTCAACGGCAAGATCTCTAAGTTTTTCTCTATGTCTTGGTTCTGTCATCATGGCTTGTCTAACTGCCATCATTTGTTCCATTTGAATTGCAGACATAACTGAAGGGTCTGTTATATTTCTTTCAGTGCCAAAATACCTTTTAACATAATCCACAATTTCTTTAAATCTATCACCAGCCAACCTCTCAACGTCAGATACCCCACCAGCAAAACCTCTGTTTTTTGCGTATATATTTTCAGGATCTTCTATTTTCTGTTGAACTCTTGGGTCCATTCTTTCTGGGTAATCGCCATAATCAACAGGAGCCTCTTTTACAATTCTTCTTATTAGTCTTTCAAGTTCTCTATGTCCCATTATTAAAAATTTAATACGTTCATTATAGCGTCAATGAAATTACTTTGTTGTTTTTCCATTTTAGCCTTTGGTTGTTCCTCAACACCAGGATTAGGATCTTTAAAAGGGTTTCCTTTTCTTCTTGTTGGTGTTTTAGTTTTTTCTCTTTCTTTAGTTCTTTCTTTTTCTTTTGTCCCAGCTTTTGGGTGTTCTTCAACACCAGGATTAGGATCTCTAAATGGATTATCTTTAGTTCTATCCTTTTCTTTAGTTCTATCCTTTTCTTTAGTTCTATCTTTTTCTTTTGTATTTGCTTTTGGGTGTTCTTCAACACCAGGATTAGGATCTCTAAATGGATTATCTTTAGTTCTATCCTTTTCTTTAGTTCTATCCTTTTCTTTAGTTCTATCTTTTTCTTTTGTGTCTTCACCTAAAGAAAAAATACTTGATATAGGTCTTTTCATTTTTTTCATTTCTATTCCTGATTCGTCTGAAAACATAGACATCTTTTTTGGATTTCTCAAAATCATAGAATTAAATTTATTAGATTTTTCAGATATAGTTTTTAACATATTACCTTTAGTAAAAGTTGGGTTGATGTGTTCATCCAACATATCAAGAATTTTGTCTTCTAAAAATCTTTCTAAATTTTCATTTGTTTTTCTTTTAACTGTTTTTTCAGGATGTTTTTTTTCTGGCATATTTTTGTATTGTTTTTTGGATGTACTATCAGAAAATTCTTTAGCCATCTTACACCATTTTTCTTTTGTTTTACCTTTACTGTTATCACATTTTGACCAAAACAAAGCTTGTTGGGATTTAGATTCAAATTTTTCTTTTATATCAGATTCAAACATTCCCATTCCATCTTCAGTTGCATCAGGATCGTTTACTACGTTTAAAGTGTCATCTTCAGACATTTCACCTTCTAACGTAACATCAACACTACCATCAGTATTTAATTTAAATGCTCTTCCTCCAGGAAGTGATTCTCCTTTTGATTTAGCATCCGAGACCTCAGCAGCACTAAACTTTTTTATTTTAGTCACTATATCTTGGGCTTCTTTTGCTTCTTTCTTCTTTGAAAATTTTTCAGACAATACTTTTATCTGACTATCATTTAAATTACTAATAGTATTAAACGACAACCCATTTTCAAGTAAAGTTAAAATATGATTTTTAGTTCTCATACACTACTTTTTTATCAAATTCAAGAACGATATCACGTTCATATAGTTTATCTTTTACTTCTTGTTCCGTTTCTCCAAACTTGAAGACCAACCTTTTAGTTATTGAAAAATCGATTTCATTTGTTTCTTTTTCCCACCCTAAAGATATAACTCCATCCATTGAGTCCATCATTGAAAAAACATCTGAATTTTGAATCAATTCTAAAGATATTTCTCCATTTATTAATGACCCAACTTTTTTAACATACTCAAAATCAGGGGGTGATGGATAACCATTTGATGGTTTTGATTCCCAATTTTCCCCCCAAACATCTAATGCGTCTGAAAATATGAATTCATAAATGTTGTCACCTTTATAATTAGGTCCCATTCCATTTATGTATATTAGATACATCATAGAACTCTTTTTCCGCTGGTTGAAATTTTATGTTCCTTTAACCCAACTTTAAATAATAAGTTCTTTTTATTTGTAGACCCAATTAGAGTTGCTCTTGGATTTTTTTCTAAAAACTTTAATGCCGCTCTTTCTTGAGAAATGGTTGATGATAATCTTTTAATTTCCATTTCATTAACCATAAAATTTTCTTTTAAAATATTTTGATTTAATCTTTTTTTATTATTTAAAGATTTTTTTTCATCTTCTGTGATTGAGAAATATTTACCGATAATTTTGTCAACTTTAGATTCTGAAAACATATTATCAACTCTAGTACCTAAAGGACCAACTTGCATTCTATTTCTATTTCTATAACCATATTCAGTCATTTCACCATCTTCAGTTGGTGGTTGAGGGGTTTCTATTTCTGGAGATTCTTCATCTTCCATACCTTCTTCATCTCCCATTCCTGTATCTCCTTCTTCCTCATCTTCTTCTTCACCTTCTAAACGATCTATTATTTCTTCTACATCTTCATCGTCTAATACAGAAATGTCTAATGAAGATATTATTGAATTTAATATATATTTAACGTCGTCAGAATCCATCTCTTCGTTATTAAGATATTTTCTAATTTTTTGTGAAAGTTTTCCTGTTAATTTTTGTATTAACTTAAAAGAAACTCCCCCTTTTTCTTTTCCTTCTTCATCTCCCATTGGTTCTTCATCTCCCATTGGTTCTTCATCCCCCATTCCTGTGTCTCCTTCTTCATCTCCCATAGGTGATCCACCTGTTTCAGGTGCTCCACCAGCCATAGGATCAGGTGCTCCACCAGCCATAGGATCAGGCGCTCCACCAGCCATAGGATCAGGTGCTCCACCAGCCATAGGATCAGGCGCTCCACCAGCCATAGGATCAGGTGATGAGGATGGGGCAGGTGCCGGTTCAGGTAATGTTGGTGCCTCTTCAGGGGCAACATCCGCCTTTGGTTTGGCAACCTTTAATTTAAATTTTTTCTGTTCTGTAAATAAATTAGTCCCTTTATCATTATCATATAAAGTATTAAATTCTTTGGCCATTAAATTTAATTTTTTTAATGCTTCAGAATATGATCTAAAATATCTCCTATTTTTCATAGGTTCTATATAATCAGAATAAGATTCTGTTATATTTCTTTTTATAATATAACCTTGTCTTTCTTTTACAATTTCATACGAATTACCATCCGCCAGAGGTAGTCTATATTCTGTTGATTTTAATTCTATTTCTTTATTAGGTAATGAATGATTGTAATTAGCAATCTCCATAATTCTACGAATTTTATCCATACCACCTAATTTTTCACTTCCAATAGGTTTAAGTCCTCCCATAGTATATTTTTTTGATTAAATTATTTTATTAAATAAATATATCATTATTTGCTATTATTTTATTTTTGATTTAATTATTGATTCATTGATAATTTTTTATCAACAACTTCTGTTGGTATATCGTATAGTTTACCAATATATCCATTTCTTCTTAATAGTTTAAATACCAAATTTTCTATTGATAATTCCCCACCTTTTTCTAATCCACAATTTCTAAATTTTTTTAATTTTTGTTTGTATTTTTTAACTAATGATTTAATTGTATCCGGAGTTTCATCTTTAATATTATCCACAACCCCATCAATAACCTTCATCCATTGTTCTGCCTTTTCTCTAACTAAATCTAAATCAACGTTTTTTGTACTTATTTTTTTAGGTTCATTAACCCACATATCATAATATATAGAATATATACCGCTACTAAATGTTGTCTCAACCTCATCTTGGACAAAGCATTCAACGTCATAACCAAAAATTTTAATATCATGTCTATCGTTAAAAATTACTTTTTTAAGATCAAAAAACTCAACATAAAGTTCTTTAGTGTTATCAGAAAATTGTCCGTAATTAACAACTATGTGCAAATCAATATCTGAATATTTTGACCAGTTGTAATTAACCAAAGATCCTATCATAATGATATCAGTTATCAAAACGTCGACTCCTAAAAAGTCAATAAAAAGATTTGCAATTTCTAAAAGGTTTTCTCTAACTTTTGGGTTCATGGAATACTCTCCATTTTTTTCTTCCCATATTTTTGGGTTTAGCTCATCTTGAGCATCAAAACTTTTAATTATATCTTGAGTATTCATAACAATAAATACTCATTAATTATAGTTTTTTGTATTTGTAAATTTTAGATATGTTTTTATTAAAGTACGTCCCTTGCGAAGGAGACATTCTAAACTCAGTATATTTTACATGTGGGACATCTTCATATTCATATCTAAGACCATTTTTAAATTCTGCAATCATTTTTCTTGTTTCAGTATCATATTCTGTTCTTACAATATTTGATGATTGTATTTCATTTAAAATTTTTGTTCCCTTTATTTCTTCTCTTGTTACCGACATAATTTTATTTTAACAATTTTATTTGGTCTCTGTATTCTATAGCCTTTTCAAAATCTTGGTTTTTAACACATTCTGCTAATTTAAGGTTTAATTCATAAATTTTTTCCGTATTTTTTTCTAAATTTTTAATTTTATCTCTTAACTCAACAGCTTCCTCGAAATTTTGATCCTCAACAGCAAACTCTAATTTATTTTTTAAAAATTCAATTTCCTCTGAAGTATTGTTATTCTTAGAATAATTTTTTGTAAGGTAGGTTATTGAATAGGAACCATCAGGAGATTTAAAAACTTTTTTTTCCCAACTATTATCGTTAAGATTAATTCCACTTTTAAATGAAAACATATCATTAAAAAGTTTATCAAATTCATTCCAATTAAACATAATATTTTATTTTTTTAAGGTTTATTTTTTTTGTGTTTTATTAAAATCATACCATAATAGAAAATATGACAATTTGTCAGTTAATATAAATAAATACCGACAAAAAGACAAGTATTGACTACTACTTTTCTTATAATTAAATTTAAATAAAACTTTTAAATATGTTAGACTTTGTAGATGATAATGAAAAAAACAAAAAGAAAGGAGAAACAGGAACTCCAGTTTTAGATAACTTTAGTAAAGATTTAATTAAACAAGCCGAATTAGGAAAATTAGATCCTGTTATTGGCAGAGAAAAAGAAATCTTTAGAATAGCCCAAGTTTTATCAAGAAGAAAAAAAAATAATCCTATTATTATAGGGGAACCTGGTGCAGGAAAAACCGCAATTGTTGAGGGTTTGGCCATGATGATATATAGTGGCGATTGTCCTAAAAATTTAGCAGATAAAAGAATTGTTTCTTTGGATATAAATTCTATAGTGGCAGGAACAAAATATAGGGGTCAATTTGAAGAAAGGATGAAAGTAATAATTGAAGAATTACAAAACACTCCTAATATTATTTTATTCATCGATGAAATACACACAATGGTTGGTGCTGGTAATAGTTCAGGTTCTTTAGATGCCTCTAATATCTTTAAACCCGCATTATCAAGAGGTGAAATACAATGTATTGGAGCCACAACACTTGATGAATATAGAAAGCATTTTGAAAAGGACGGAGCATTAGAAAGAAGATTTCAAAAAATAATTGTAGATCCGTCAACAAAAGAAGAAACATTCCAAATTCTACAACAAAGTAAAAGTAAATATGAGGATCATCATAAAGTAAATTATACAGATGAATCACTTTGGTTATGTGTTGAATTGGCGGATAGGTATATTACAGATCGTGAATTTCCTGATAAGGCGTTTGACATCTTAGATGAGGTTGGGTCTAGAATGCAAATAGATATTAAATTGCCCGAAGAGATTGAATTATTAAAAATAGAGGCACAAGAAATTAAAAAAGAAAAAGTTAATGTAATAAAAAAACAAAACTATGAACAGGCGGCGGAACTTAGAGATAGGGAGAGAAGTGTTTTAATGAAATTAGAAGAAGAAAGAAAAAAATTTGAGGATAATCTAAAAAACAGTAAAAGGGGAATACCCGAAGATCTAATTTATGAAGTAGTCTCAAATATGACTAAAATTCCTGTTAGTAAAATAAACATAGATGAAAAAAATTCTTTAGTTAATCTTGAGTCAGTTCTTAATAAAAATGTAATTGGTCAAGAAGACGCTGTTGGTAAGATATCAAAATCTATAAGGAGAAATAGGGTTGGAATTAAGGACCCAAATAGACCTATCGGATCATTCATATTTTTGGGATCAACCGGTGTTGGTAAGACTTTTTTAGCAAAAAAATTAGCAAAAGAAATATTTGGTAGTGAGGATAGTTTGATTCGTGTTGATATGTCCGAATATCAAGAGAAACACACAATCTCAAGACTTATTGGTTCTCCTCCAGGATATGTAGGACATGAGGAAGGTGGTCAATTAACAGAACAAGTTAAGAATAAACCATACTCTGTTATTCTATTTGATGAGATAGAGAAAGCAAATAAAGATATATTTTCAACACTATTACAAATGCTTGATGATGGTCACTTAACTGATGGATTAGGTAGAAAGATAAATTTCAAAAACTGTTTAATAATTATGACATCAAATATTGGTGTTAGAAAAATACAGGACTTTGGAAGTGGTGTTGGATTTAAAACAAATAATAATAGTGATGAGGTCCAGGAAGAATATAAAAGAGACATCCTTAAAAAAGAATTAAGTAAGTTTTTTGCTCCTGAATTTTTAAATAGGATAGATGATGTTATAATTTTTAATTCCCTAAAAAAAGATCATATCGATAAGATTGTTAAACTTGAAATTGACAAATTAATAGGTAGGCTACTATCTATGAAATATAAAGTTTCTTATGAAAACTCTGTTATTGATTTAATTAGTAAGGTTGGTTTTGATGAACAATATGGTGCAAGACCAATTAAACGAGCAATCCAAAATAAAATAGAGGATCTTATTTCTGAAAAAATATTAACTAATGAAGTTTTGGAGGGTGTTGATTATAAATTAAGTGTTTCTGATGAGGAAATAAAAATTGATGTAGATGTGGTTAATAAACCAAAAAAGGGTAGAAAGAAAAAGGAGGATTAAAAACCCTCCTTTTTTATTAATGTTTAGTATAACCAAGTTCCTCAATCATTAACTTACCGACTTTAATACCATTGTAAGTGTCATCTACAACAACATATTCATTTCTAGTGTGATAGTTGTAATAACCAATAGATATATTAAAACAGGATAAACCAAAATTTTGATTCAAAGGATAAATGTCGGTGTAAGGATGTTTGTGATATTTTGTATCACCAGGAAAATGTTCTGTAATTAATTTACCACCAACATTAAAAAATTCACTATCTCTTTTAAACATTGGTCTATTCATTAAAAACTCAGATATCATATTGTTTTCCGGAGCATCAAACTGAATAGCATAACCAACATTTTTAAAAAAGTTAGGATCCGCATTAAATGACCCTTTACATCCGGTTTCCTCAGCAATAAAAAAAGCCGCCTTTAAATTAGGTAATTCTTTAAGTAGTTCCAAACAAGCATAAACACCACATTTATCGTCACCACCAATTCCTGTTGGGTTTCCTTCATCATTATAGGCCTTTAAAGAAAGTTTAACGTTTCCTTGAGCGTCAGGTAACATTTCTTCTTTTACGTTTATAGTATCAAGACTATGTACAGTGTCTGTATGGGCAACTACACAAGGAAAATACTCTATATTTTCATCTGTTTGTTTTGTTGCGTAAATATTATATAAATCATCAACATAGTAATCTATATTGTTTTTTTCTAACCAATCACAGATAAATTGTATTAATAAATCTTCTTGATAAGTTTTAGAAGGTACAGATAGTACCTCTTTGAGTAAATTATAGTCTCTTTCCATTTTACAAAGATATGGAAATTAATTATTAATTACAAAATAATCCCCTTGATTTTTTTAATTTCTTCAAATAATTCAGGATGGTATAAAGATAAATTTAATTCCTCCATATCTTTAACAGATCTATCCTCAGTTGCTTTACCAGTTTCAGGACTTCTATAATAAAAAGTTAAAATTCCCTTTTTAGTGTCTAAATCTCTAAAATAAACCTCAGCCTTTTTTTCCTTTAAATTAATCCACCTATTAAATCCACCTAGTTCATCGACTTTATTATAAAGATCGTTTATTTCCTCAAGATCAACATTTTCTGAAATCTCTTCTTCAATTTTCTCTATAATTTTTTCTAACGTACTTTTAGTGTTTCTATCAAAAGTATCTCTATCAAAATCCTCACACCAAACATTATATTCTAACTCATACCAATCACCTCTATCTGTTTTATCATATCTTAAAACTAATGTCTGTAGTAATTCTTCTAAATCGGCTTCTTTAACATCTAAATTATCATACCAGTGTAATAAAACATTAACAGTTGTTTTAAATCTTCTACCGTATTCTTGAGTTATCCCAAATTTACGAAAAGGACTTTTTGTTTCAGATTCTAAAACGTTCTTTACCGCCCTTGTTTTACATTCTTCACTTAATTCAGTGTAGTCATTTATTATATACTCTATATCATCAAATCTTTTATATAAGTAATTTGACACCTTAGATTCGCTATCTTCATCATTAATATCAAAATTTAAAGTAGGGTTAGAAATTGCCAATATTTTTTTAACAAGTTCTATATTTTCAGGACTAAATTCTCTTATTAAATAACCTTCTCTCCAGTCCTCGTTATATCTATCATATTCATAATCATAACCATAATAATAATTCCCCATAAATTTGTTCCAAATATAAATGTCATCATCGTCATCAATATTTAAGACCTTTAAGTATTCCTCATCATTTTCAAAAACGATATAAACTATTGTAGATCCTGGATGTTGACTGTTGTATTTTATATCATAAATTAAATTTGGATATGACCATCTATTAAATGATATGTTTGAAGTGTCTCCCTCTGAGATTGTTTTTAAAAATTCATATGTTTCGCTATAATCAGACATTATAAAGATAAATATATTAAAATTTGGATATAAGTTAATTTATACTTATATTTGTATTATTATATTTATTTAATATAGTTCTTTGAAATTATGGGGGTGTTTTTGGATTTGACAGGTATTGGCTGAAGAATAAGGGCATGTAGGGACTGAGTTAATCTCTTTAAAAACTGACTTAGAAAACAACTGGCAATGTGCTAAACAAAATGGAAACTCTTGGATTAGTAAGAGGTTCTGAAGTTACTGTAGCTTAAGAAGTTTAC